ATAAGGTTATGCATGAAGAAGGACAGCAAATAGTTGAAGTTGAAGACTATTATGAAGGACTTGAAGAAGGAGACATAATAAGAGAACAAAGAGTTGGAAATCAATATGGTGGTGCAAGAATAGTAATAGATGCTCCCCCCGCCAACGGTATAGGAGGCGCAAATCCTCGGCAAATAGATGATTTAATAGCACCACCAGGAAATAATAATGTAATAAATCGCATTGTTAACAATGATGATGAATTAGTAGAAGCAATAAACGAACTAATAGTACAAGAAGGTATTAATCTAGATGAACAAGGATTATTAATGCAATTTTACAATAACGCGCGACCAGCCGCCAACGACAATGTGGGCGTGGTTGGACAAGAACACCCGCTACCCGCCGCCAACGACAATGTGGAAGTGGTTGAACAAGAAAACGATGGATTAGATGTTAGGGTAAATGAAATAAATGTTCATGAACAACGCGCTATTATGGCACAATTTGAACAAGCATACAACATAGTTCAAGCACCCGACAGAGTTCAAGCACCCAACAGAGTTCAAATACAAAATAATTTTGACAACCTATTATTACGACATAATGCGCATAGGGTTGAATTAGATGAACAGGCCGAAAAGCAAGAAGTAAGAATGCGACTTGTTGAATTGTTAGGAAGTTTTACTCAGCTAGATCAAAGGGCACGTCGATGGGGGCATTTCAGAGTCATCAACGAAAGGTATGGTATTTCACGGGATATAGTAAATATACTTTACCAAAATAGATGGATTATGAATGAATATGTAATAAGACGCGAAGAAAGATTATTAATGAGGCCTGTAAATATATTTCACGCTGAAGGTGTACGAAGGGCTAGGGGGAGGCCGAATGTTAATCTCGAACAAGCCGCAGTAGAATATGATTTAAGACAACTAGTCCAAGGTAGAGAAGTAGAAGGACTCGAACAAGAGCGACAACAAAGACTCCAACAAGAGCGACAACAAAGACTCGAACAAGAGCGACAACAAAGACTCCAACAAGAGCGACAACAAAGACTCGAACAAGAGCGACAACTACAACAAGCGCAAGCAGCAGAATTAGAAAGAAAGCGAACAAAACTACAAGAATCAATAACAAGAATAAATAACTATCTCTTAGGAAGGATGGAACAGCAAGATAATGGTACTGTATTTTTAAGAAATCTAGTAACTAATATGAGGGAATTATTAGATACAAATAATTTTGACTTTTTAAAATTAGGTCCATTAGACCAACCTGAATTAGAATTCTATGCAAAGTTTTTTACAGAACAACAATTAATACCTGCGTTAAATAATTATATGCGTGAGCTAGGTAATGCACCTACAAATAGAGAGGGAAAGATAATTGGATTAAAAATAATAGATAGAACGAGTGATAGGTATCCAAATATATTATATAGACAACTCATTTTTGTATCAAGGGGAATAGAATTCGATAGCTATTGTACATTAGAATTTATTGATAATACCCCCGTGTGGAGAAGAATAACTGTAGAGCCGGGACATGAGCATGTGAAAATAGTATGTGAATATAATTTTGACGATGAAGATGAAAATGTAATAAAAGAGAGATTATCCAAATTTTTAGAAATAATAAATAAAAAACGTTTGGCTGAAGCAGGACAAATAATTATGGAACCAAGCCAATTTCGATCTTGGCATGGAATTATTCAGAAGATTGGAACATATACGAGGATTCCAATGGAGAATTTTATAGACGGAGAAACTATTTTAACAAATGATCCTATTGACAATGTTATTTTGTCAATTATAGAAATAAATGGATTAAATAGGGATGAGATAATAAGAAGAGATAATTATAATGAACGTGGTGAGCAACCATACAAAGGTGGAAAAAGAAATAAAAGTAAAAAATATAAAAGTAAAAAATATAAAAGTAAAACTCTAAAACATTAAATTTAATTTAAAAATATTTAAATTTAAATTAAATAGATTGAAAATGAGTAAGAGATTTAGAAATTACATAATAACAAACACCAAAAAATAAACTAGTTAAAATAAAACCAGTCAAATTAGGATTTCCATCTATGTTATGTAAGGAAGGAAAAATAGATAAAAATTTACTTCTTACTACTGGTAATTGGAATATAAAAAATAATAAACCAATAATAATGGGTATTTGAAATTCATCATAAAGAATTTCCAAAGAATCTCGTGAATTTTGGTTTTTCATTCTTCTTGCTAAAATTTCTTGTTCGGTGTCAGTATTTTGAATATAATCGGATTCTTCTTTATCGGGAACAAAATTAGGTTTCACTTGTTCGTCCGCAAAATGAACAGTATTTTGAGGGATATCTCTAGATGGTAAATTAGTGGCTCCACTGGCACTAGCTTGTTGAATTCCTGTCACAAATTCATTCATCATTTTCTGCTCATCAATCTTATTCATTTCCGTACTAGTGCTAGTTGCTTCAACATTAGGATTATATTGACTAGGTTTTTCTATTGTTTGAAGAACAACATTTTCCGATTTTCCACCAACTAAAGGATCGGTAGGTAGGTCGTCTAAATTAGTAGTATCAGCCATATCTAATATAAAGATAAGATTGATAGAAATATAAATTTACGCAAAATCAACATATTTTTTTTTATTATCACAAACTATAGATTCCATTTCATATTTAAAACATTTATTTCCATATTTAAATTTTTTATTTTTAATATCTTCTAAATCTGGTGCTTTAAATGAAACACAATTTTTTTCTTCACATGTTTTTCTAAATAATGTTGCTAATCCCAATCCTAAAAGAATAGATATTATTATTTTCCCTGTTTCTGTATTAAAAAATCGTTTTAATTCCATATATATATATTATCTAGATTTGAATTGGAATTTCTTCAACATCATTCGCACATTTTACAATTCGTTGGTTTAATTGGAAACAATTATTTGTTTTGTCCCTAAATTGAAATAAATGTTTGTTATCATCAGTTGGATAAACTGTTACAATTTTAGTGTCAGGAGCAGTCCAATATACCATAAAAATACCTAATAATAAAGATATAAAAAATACGGGAATATTAATAAAAGGAACTTTCATATTAGTATATAAATTTATGATATTAATTTTTATATTAATCCCCTATATTTCTATCTTCTTCACTATCATAAACTAGTTCCATTTCTTTATTAGTAGAAGGGGGAGAAGTAGATGGCGATTTAGGTTGGAATAAATTTGCTTGTTTTGCTCGTTCAATTTGAATTTGGGGAGGGGTTCCTGACGGTGTTTTTGGAATATTTTCTTCTTCTTGAGGAGGAGATGGAATGTCTTCTTCATCAGGACTTTCAATTTTTTTAGAAGGAGCTACATCAACAACATATATATTACCATTTTCAGGGTCTATGGCAAAAAGAACTGGATGACTAGGTCGTGTATAAAGCATTTCAAATTTATATCCTTTATTATGAGCCATGACTGGAGAAATTTCCTCCTGGGTTTCTAATAGGGATTTGTTGGCTTCAAAATCCATTTTATTGGCAATGATCTTATCTCCAAACATTAGGTTATTTCCTTTTAATTTAAAAGTAGGTGTTTGATCTTTAACTTCCTCTTGTTCTATAATAGGTGTTTTAGAATCAAGTTTACTTAAATCAAGAGACTTATCAGAAGAAATAATTTCTTTAGATTTTTCACCAATTTGGAAAGAATCTATTTTTGGCACTTCAAAAGGAACTAATAATTCTTGTAGAGTATATTTTTTTTTATATAAATGGTAAAAATTTTCATTATTATTATTTGTTTTCTTTTCTAAAGCATAATATTTATATTTTAATTTATTAAGAGTATTAATTAATGGTAATAACTCATTTGAATAGATTTGTAATAAATCTTTAATAAATTGTATTTCTCCTGTTTCGTTGAATTGTTTCATAGATTCTTTAATTAAATCAATTTTTTCATACATAATAGTCATTTTAGAATCAATAAGGCTTTTATTATCAATATTTTCAGTTAATTGAATATACGAAGTTTTATATTCTAATAATGATTCCAAATCATTATTTAGTTCATTTTTGATTTCATTAAAAAGTGAAATTATATCATTTTCGGTTTTAAAATTAAATAATAAATCTAATTTACTACGAATAATCATAATTTTATTTTCATCTACACCTTCTTGAAATACATTAATTAATTCAGACAATTTTACAAAAAGTCCTCTATTAATTTTAATATTTAACATACATGGATTAGCTTTATCACCACATAGAGCATATAGAAAGTTATCTTTAGATTGGAATATAGTGGTAACGGGTCTTTTACAAGAAATACATGTTCTTTTAATTTTAAGAATAGAAGTTTTTTTTTGCTTAATATTAAGAGAAGGGTCTTTTAAGATAGAGTTTTTTTTATCTTTATAGGAAGATTCATACATATTTTTAAGACGATAATATTCATTTAATTTATCCAAATATTCAGGTGTTTCAGAATCTTGAATAACTTTTGGTGATTCTGATTTATCGGGTGTAGATGAATTTGTAGTATATTGGGGACTATTAGTTTCTTCTGGTGATGCCATATAAATTAACGGTATATTTTTCTATTGTAGAATTGAACTTCGGGGTTATTTTGCCAAGTAGGAAGGTCAGTCATCATATTATTGACTTGTTTATTACGATAATCTTGCATAAATCGTAATTTATTTAATACATATTCTTGTTGTTGTCTTTTTTTTTCTTCTTGGAGTTTTTTATTATTTTTAATTTTATATTTATAATAAAGAACGATTCCGATAATAGAAAAAAAAGCAATAAATAATCCTAAATTATAAAGAAAATTGTAATGTTTACTTTTAAATTGATGACATTGTTCTAAAGAAGCATTAATAAAATATTTCATTCCAGGTTCAATCAAACGAGGTCGAATATATTTGAGAGAGTCCATTAAAATAACTATTTATAATTTCAAAATATATTATACCTAATTAATATAATGGCAGCAGCAGATCCAACAGTTTCAATAGTATTTTTTTTATTATTAACTTTAGCCTATTCTATATTTAAATATTATACTAAATCTCCAAAGACCATTCAATTATGGACGATAATATATTTTCTTATATTGATTGTTGTCCAATTTTTTATAAATGTAAGTTTAACCAAAGAAATTTGTGGATTTGAGCAATATGGAGTAGCACTACAACAGACAGTGATACCATGGGTGTTTGTATTTGGATTATTAAATATTTTATTAATGGTATTTCCGAATTGGTTAAATCCATTTTCCAATACAATAGGATATTTATTTGCCTCTCTAACAGGTGTTAATGGCTTTTTAAAAGGAATATTAAAAGATAGAAAAACTCTAGATTTAGGACCAAAACAAGCAGAAATGATAACTGCTATCAATAATGTATATGATGATAAATCATTATTAATTAATTCAATGACAACTACAAATGCTTCATTATGGTGGGAAAGTATGAAAAATGGCGGATTACTAAAACCAGGTGTGGGTGTAGAACAGTTTGTTCAATTAGAACAATATATTAAAATGAAAACAATAATATCAGAATTTATATGGTTTGCTCTAACAGGTATGTTGGTAACATCAATAAGTTATAATAATATGGTAAATAGTGGATGTACACAATCAGCAGAAGAAATGCAAAAGAGACATGAGGAATATGTAGAAAATGAAAAGAAGATACAAGAGGCACAAGGACAAAAGGAACAAATAGTTTACAAATCATATGAGTAAAATATTTATCTAAATTTAGGCAATGTAATATAATAAAGTATAAATAAGTAAGAAAGGATTCCTAAAATAATGCTTAAAAGCCATATAGGTAAAATAGTTTTTCGTCTATGTCCTAATCCAAATGTTCTTAAACTCCCATCTTGGTTATATAAAAATCCAGGTTGAATATAGTTTAGAATAATAAAACTTAAAAGAAAAATAATTATGGCAAAAGTATTAATATTTTTTCTGATAAATGCGTTATTCATTATATATATAATATGAATAATATTTCATATAATTTATTTTATTTACATAAATTATAATGAATCAAGGAGACTCATTTTTTCAAAGTCCATTTGCACCTTTAGGAAAAATTTACTGTGATTATTTCTTTTGGTTATCAGTAATACAATTTATTGTCCTTTTGTATATTCTATTTTCTTTATTATTTGCCTTTTTATTTGATAAAAAGAAGGAAGGTTTATTCCAAATTTTCTTAATTTCTTTACCTACATTCCTCGGTTATTTTACTAATAGATTATTGTATTCTATGTGTGTAGGATCAACACAAATGTAAATTATTTATATACATCTTTAATTTGATTACTTAAATATGTATTTTTACTAATAGCTCTAATAATTTTATTACATTCTTTTTGGTCATTTTCGATATCAGTCATTGAATTGAATACTAAGCTAGTGAGTTTAGTTTGTAAATTTTCATCAGTTGCCCATTTTTGATTGGCTTGTTGCCATTTATTTATCATAGTTCGTTGTTTCAAGGCAATTGTTCTAATGGAGAGGAGAATTTTATTAAATTCGGTATCTTTTTCCCAAACATCATTATCTTTTACATACATCGTCTTTCTAGATGGATCTGTGCAATGAATAGGTCTTTCTAATATATCCATATTATTCAAACCATCAGTGATCATAGTAGTGATTGTTTTAGTGAGACCATTTTCTATAGTGTGGTCATATGTTTCATGAGTAATAGGTAATGAAGCAATAAAATCGGTTAGATTCATAGCATTCTTACAGTGTTCATTAAGAAACATATTGATATTAAATTGATTATTGTTTGTAGTATTATTAGTAATAGTATTATTACTATTCGTATTGTTCCCTTGAATATGGGGTATCAAATCAACAAAGTTTTTTTGAATTTCTTTGTTTTCCTTTAGTAGTAATACAACTAATTCTTTTAAATTCCCTACATCCGAGTCATTAACTATAGATTTTGGAACCAATTGGGAACTTGATTCGTCGATTGGTATAATTTTATCCATTTTTTCTTTTTCACAAGACTTCTGGTGCTTATATAAGCCTTGCCGATAAATATACTTCTTGCCACAATGACATTGAAAATGCTCTGGGGATTTTTTGGGATTTTTATAAGTCTTCTTGTTACTGACAT